TAAGCTAACCAAAGTTTTTCTCTAGTGTCTGTTTCGTTAGCACCAGTATTTAATAAACTTGTAGAATATAAATTTTTAAGTTTATCAAAAGATTCTTTTACTAAAGGATTATCAAATAAATCTTTAGCCTTGTTGGATTGGTTTACTTCCTGTTGGAGCTTTGCCTGTTCCTGGTCGTTCATTCAATGACTCAATCTGTTGTTCTAGTTTTTGTTGTGATTGTTGTGCATCCCTAAAGTCTTTTGTGCTCTCAGCAACTAACATTTTATTTAAATCTGCTTCTGCCTTAATTTGAGCTGAATCTATTTGAGCATTATATTTAAGCTCAAGTTCTTTCATTTTAATTTCATTTTCTAAAAGCATCTTAGCATTACTAGCTTTGATTTCTTTTAAATCTAATTCTAAACTTGCTAATTTTCGTTTTTCTTCACTTGCTATTCTAGCAAATTCTATTTTCTCAATTGGTGTTGGTGGTGGTGGAGCTTTCGGCTGAACCATTCCTTTACCTTGATCTGGATTAACAAAATAATTTTCAACATTTTTAAGACCAGCATTTTCAATAATTTTTGCCAAACTATTGTAAATATTTTTAAGACTGACCATTGGGTACTCCTGGCCACCTTGTAATTGAAATGCTTGTAACTGTCTTTCCAGGATATTGTTCAACATCATAATTTGTTGATCGTTAGATCCTGTACCTAAACCAACTGTTATTGAAATATTATATCTGTTTCTCCACTCAGTAGGTTTAACTGGAATGAATTGATTATTTAATTCTACAACTCTTTCCTTATCTTGATACTTACAAGTAAGTTCAAATATTCTTTTAAATAAATCTTTAACACCAGTTTCAGCAAATACTCTTGCAATCAATTCCATTCTCATTTGAGATTGTGTCATTAGAGCATTAACACCAGTTGCAGTTTTATTTAAACTGTCAGCATCTAAACCTTGATTGTATCTTGTGATACCAGTTCTAGATTCTCTTACTGTGTCCAAGTATTCTAATAATGGAAATGCTTGTTGCGAAATCGTTTGAGATTGCATCGGCATCATTACTTGGCTTGGTGGTTGTTTAGTTCTAACAACACCACCTGGTCTTGATGTAAGTAGGTCATCCAAATTAACCATACCATCCATTATGGCCACTCTGTTATTATTTGTTAAATACATATTATCTAACAACTGACGCATAACTGTAGATTTAACTAACTGAACATCTTCTACTAACTCAGAAACTGATCTACCATAAAATCTATGTGGCATTGGGATTGGAGTTAGAGAACAGAAAGGAATAAAATCGCAAGGTTCATTTTCTAAAATAACAAAACCAGTTCCAGCACAAATTATTTTTCTAAGTTCGGCAACACCATCACCATCCATATCTACTTTTACATAACACTCATAAACTTCTATTTCTTGAGTGCTATCATCAGGAGCATCGTCAAATGGACTTTCATCAATATCAGAAACTCTTTGTAATCTTTCATCGTCTAATAAAATACCATTAGTCGTTGGTAGATCATCTATAATATCTTGGTCATATCCCATCTCTATAAGATCGGATCTAGTTTTCATAACTCTATGAGCTACAAAGTTTGCTTCTTCAATACTTTTTGCAGACCTTTGAATTAAAAATTCTTCTGGTGGTATATTTTCTATTTTTACTTTACCAGCATTTCTAGTTCTTTTAATAATACAGTTATGTAAATATGGTGTAGGAACATCTTCAACTTCTTGGCCATTTAATGCAGCTTCTTCTTTTAGCTGCTCTAATCTTGTTACTGCAAATTGATCTACAAATTTTTCTTCTGAAATAACTTCAATATCAGATTCAAGCATTAACAAATCATATTCGTAATCACTTAAATTTTCGTATGTTTCTTGTTCTACCTTTTCAGCATCATCCCAATAAACTTTTACAATTCCATTCTTTTCTAAAAGAGCATCTTTAAACCAAGTATATAAAATTGAAAATCCATTATTATCTTTGTTAAAAATATAATTAATATAATTTGTAACTTGATCTGCTAATGGTACATCTTCTGCTTTAACTGGTTCACATCTAACTACTTGATCGGATGATGTAAAAACTCTTAATAGGTTTGGCAAGATAGTTTCAATTGTGTCAGATACATCTGTACTAACCACTTGTGATCTACCATCTATCTCAGTACCAAGTTTCTCCCCCATGTAATATTCAAGGGATTTTTTTCTAGCATCTGATAATGCACCACCCATAAATCCAACTGAGTTATTTATCTCAGATGAAACTATGTATTTTAATTCTGTTTCTGTAACCTTTTTTGCCATGTAATTTTAAACTATATAATTTGTGTTAATAGGAACTTCTTTTTCCCAATTGGAAAGCTCTATTCCTTGCCCAACTATTCCAGTTCTAAAAGCATCAGCACAATGACTTGCGTAAGAGTGCATCGGTTTAGATTTAAAAACTTGAGCCTTATCATCCCATTTTTTTGAATAGGCTTTTAAATATTCTATGCCAGTTGCACACTTGTCCTGGTCAAACCAACAATTTATTAAATTTTTTCTGACAGCTTCTATACCATCTTCAATACTAATCTTAGGAGCCACTTCACCAACTATGCCAAACTCTAATAAGCTATCTAATCTTGTCTTACCATAATTGCCAAGCTCTCTAACTTTTACATCATGTGGTAATATATGGGTGCTATATTCGTAACCTTTATTTTTTAAAATATCAGCATAGTGATCTAAACCATGCCCACTATTTTCATAATAATCAATTAATCTTATTTCATTCTTATGCTTTTGCACAAACCAAATAGCTGTCTGGTCATTCATGCCAAGATCCCACCAGGTTTCTACATCTAAATCTTCATCAAATAGATTAGACTCCATTCTACCCTCTTTTGCCAGATCCTCTATGATAGAACCATAATATGATCCTGTGATAGCAGCTTGAAACGAACATTCAAATTCTTGTTCGTATAAGTCTTTGGACATTACATCTTTAGCAGCCTGTAATTCCTCATCATCTAAAATTCCTGTTTCACTTGCTTTGTGAGTACAAGCATACCATTCTTTATTCTGTAAAGCTCTTTGGTATAATTGATAAAACGAATTTCTACCTTTTGGTGTACCAATAAATATGCACCATCCTTTTCGGTCAGCCAAAGCTGGTCTTATGACCTCTGGAAATATGGTAGGCTTAATAGATTGTGTTTCGTCAAATACACATCCATCTAAACTAATACCTCTTATGGCCTGATCGTTCTCAGCACCCAAAATAGTTATTCTAGCACCATTTGGTAAATCGCATCTAAGCTCACTCTCATTGAATTTAGTGCCTGGTATTTTTCCTGCGAACTGTTTTATGTAATCCCATGCTGTTGCCTTTCCTTGTAGCCTGTATGGGCTTAGAAACACATATCTAGGGTTAAGCTTGGTATTTGTTAAAGCTGCCTTGAGCATATGATTTATGCACATAACAGTTTTACCAGCTCTACGATGTAGAACACAAACACTAAACCTAAACTTATCTATTTCCTTATGCAGAGTTTTTTGCAAAGCTCTAGGCTTATAAGGTATAACTATATTCGGCATTTTTAAAAAAAATTAATGTAAAGTCTGATTTTGATTGCTGAATAGAGTTTCAATGCCAAGATCATTCATTATCTGATAAGAAAATCTATTACATTCCTTTAAGTTATTAAAACCATCAAAATGGACAATCACACTATTGGTGGATTCCATTACATATACGATAGCTGTATAACCTAATTTTTTATCATCAAATTCAAACATTGAAATTCCTTGTCTTAGCTGTGTGTAACTTCCCTAAATTTATTTTTAAGTTCAAATATAGTTTTGGGGTTCGCTTTTTTTTTACCCCCATGAGATTCTGGTACAGAACTGAGTAAAATGATTGTTAATCATTTGCTCCGGTTAAATAACTTAATAAATTAGGCATTTATTTATAAAAATATAAATAAAATATAGTTTACCGGTAGATTTTTGTGTAGTTTGGAATGATTCTAAGAAAAGTGTTGCAAAAATGTCACTATAAGTGAGTCTGTGCTACATTTATCTCTGACTCTGGTGAATCTACAATAAACCAAGCTAATCAACAGTTTATTTATCCCACTTAATAACAAGTGGAGATGAATCATCACCTAAAAGACTTAAACTGTCCTTTTTAGCATAGTATTTCGGCTGAATCCTTTCAGCTTTCCATTTACTCATATCTACAAAGGATTTTATCAAATGGGTTTTTCCCAAGTCTGTTTTTTCTTGTAATCTACTCTCAGCTAAAGAATTTACTAACAATTCACTAACTTCACTCATAACAAATTCCATACTATCAGCTTTAGCTGTTTCGTAATCTTTACTAAGTTCAATATCTTTTTTCATCCAAGTTCTAAATGTTTCCCAACATGGTCGTTCTGGATCTTTATTTTGTGGAGATAATACAGCTCTCAAAGATTTACCTTGAGCTAATTCCTCAAGCATTTCTCTGATAACTTTATCTGATTTTTTCGTTTTATTAGCCATTTTATTGTTAAATTAAGGGTTGTAATCTAGTTATCACTCATGTTAAATGACTTAGATTCGTTATTAACCGAATCAGAGAGGAATATTATGCTAAAAAACAGTAAAACATTAACCAATCCAATTAGTATGTTTAAAATTGATATTGTTAAAGTTTTTAAGAAAAAAGAAACTTTAAAAGACATTTTTAAATGTAAAAAGCTTCAAAAGAAGCATAAAATACAAGACTTTAAATCAATTTAGATAAATTTTGTATTTAGGCAGATAGTTATTTTGAGAGAGAGAGAAAGAAAGAAAAAAAGCTGATCTGCCTAAAAATACTACATAAAGTAGGAAATGATAAAACCTATTTATATGTAGTATAAATTGTTTCTTTAACTTTATTGTCAACTTGTCAAATATTTTTTTAAATTTTTATTTGCTACCTTACAAACTTTACTTAAAGATTTATTGTACTCATAACCTATTTTAGTATGTGACCAATCTAAGTACATTCTTTTTAATTGTCTAAGCGATAATCGGTGTGGAAAATTTCGTAAATACAGTAGTTCCCTATCTTTAGCTGCAACATCTAACATTAATATTAAAACAAAATCATAAATAGATAATTGTCTAGAAGTTAATGTAATTCTAAGTCTAGCAAGGTGTTTTTGCGAATTTTTAATACTTTCTGCATCATCACCAATACCAATACTATTTTCAAATACTTTATACATAGTGGGTAATGATTTAGCTTTAACTTTTGGTAATTTACTATCGCAAAATGATGCAATTTGTAAAAATCTATCTAATTGTTCTATTGTAAGGTTAGTCGTTATCATGTTTATACAATTCTTCCAGGTAGGTGTTAAAGCGATCTTTAGATAATGATTTTTGTAGTGTTTTAGTTTCCTTATTTTGATAATATTGTTTCCGATTTTTTTTAATCTTTTCTACAGCTGATGTGTAATGAATATTAGTAGATTTAGTTACCCTTGCCAATGCTTTGGCAACTAATTTAGGATTTACATAATCAGTCATTTATAAATCCCTTATAGGTATAGATAATAGGTCTAGATTGAGTATCGTTTTTGCTACATCCAAATGAACTTTTTGCTACACCCATTTAACTACCTTTTTTAACCATGTGAATAACATTGGTATTTTGTTGATTAATTTGTGGATTACTTTTCTTTTTACTTAGTGATATTTTTCTGCGTTTGTTTTGATTGTGTTGTATGTATTGCTGCATTGTCTCTTTATCAAAAACATAGTGGCAAGTGCTATTATCAATCTGTTTTCTGGCCAACATTCCAAAAAGTGTAAGGCGATCTAGTATTTTTATTAGTGATTTTCTTGTTTTAACACCAGTTCTGTCCATTAAGTATTTGTGGGATATTCGGCAACCTTGTGGTGCAAATTGGAAGCTTTTACAAATTAAATAAACCACCTTTTCGTTAGCAGTTAATATTTTATTATTTAGCAAATATGAGTCAAACTTCTCAAATGTTTTCATCTAACCCTCCTAAATAATGTTCTCCAAAACCAAGATCGGCAAATAGAAATAACTGTAAAAATAACTGCAATATGAAAGCTTTCTAAAATGGTTGGATGTAGGTCAAAAAATGGAAATATGTAAAGCTGGATTAAAGTGCTTAAAAATAAACCACTTCCCACATCAATTATTGTTTCATACAAGTTTCTCATAATATTAAGTTCTTAGTTTGGTCAGGCAAGGTAGGTTTAAACTTATCTGATTGATTACCCCAAATATCCCAACCTGGTGTAACAGTTCTGCTAAACATTTCTAATCTAGGTAAATCACCACACAATTTTACAATCATATCCCTAATACAATCAGGCTTTCTGCTATGCTCCCTAATAGGCTCATAAATTACCTGGTGGATTCCTTTATCTAATCTTTTGGGTTTACCTTTTGTACCTAACAAGCAAATTTCTGCGTTACTCCTTGTCCAACCACCCATCCCCCAAAATTTATCAAATGAATCTACTGGAAAAAAAGCAGCTTGTTTGGGATCGGTTCTTTTGTTTGTCTTAACCCATACAAATGCACAAGTTTTTAAAGTAAAACCCCAAGACTTAACAACATCTAAACCCTCCTGTAATAATGGGAAAGTTGCCCACATAAATAAAATGCTATCATCTGCTGTAATATCTTTAACTGGTATTGAACAAATATCTTCTATAGGCATTACAGGATAGTGCTGCACCTTAGCTCTTTGTGGTAACTTACCATTGTAAGACCAAGCTGGATCAGCATAAATTATGTTATATTTTTTTTTAGGTAACTCTATCATTTTTCAACAACTCTCAATGTTAAACCCTCTTTCCTGTCTAGTTCTTGGCCGACCAGGACAAGAGGTTTATTCCAAATAGTAAGTGAGTAGCAGTCAGCACAATAGTGAATATTAGATTCTAAAATATCTGCTTTTGCCTTGCAGTTTCTACATATCTTTTTATCACCAAAAATATTCATTAATTTAAACTCTCATCTTTCAGCAGCATTATTGGATTTAAAATTTCTAAAGGAACTGACCAAACTTTAGGTCTGGCAAGGTTGAAATCTGTTAAGTAGTTCTCTTTACCAATTACAGCAGAGCTATTAATAAAACCTTTAATAATAAATTTAGGAGCTTCACTTAATATAAATACATAAATCTCATTTGGCTTTACACCTTTAGGTCTAATAATTAATGAGTTATTGTTATTTTTTTTAGGTGTTTGTGATCTTACCTGGATATTATATTCTTTGTATCTGACATCAGGAACTGAGCCTACATTAGTATGAAATTCGTAAGGAATATCAAGGTACTTACAAAGACTCTGTTCTGCCATAGCACCACTAATACTTTTAGAAATCTTATCCTCTAATGTACCTTTATAGTCATGTCCCCAATTTTGATTTAGCTTGATGCTTTCAGTAACTCTAAGCAACCCAGTTTGTGCTGCTGTAGTCATCTCATATAAATCTAATTCTATTTCTGGATTCATCTTACCCAATTTCCTTTTTGGTCTTTGCAATAGCTTAGATAAACTGGCTTACCTTTATGTGTGAAATAACCCCAAACCTCACCATCACCCTCTTTGTAGTTTGGGTTCTCTGTCCATTTTGTGTGTTGCTTAAATGCTTCATCACAACTGATTCGTTTAATTTCTTGAGATATAGGTATTTTTATTAATGCAATACCAGGATTTATGTCAGCAGATGCAACACCTAGTATTAAAAAAAATAAACTCACAGGCTAAAAACCTTTATTTTACTTGCGTTTTCTCTCATAATTTCCATGTCCATTTTTATTTATGAATCAATGTAATTTAATTAATAACCATTGATAATTATGTTGCAACCAATATCAAGTCAGTCTATTGTCAATATATGGTAAATAAAAAACCAACACTTAGTGAAAAATTGGTGTATAACACTCAGCACAACATGGTTGAATTTGATAAAAAATTTCGGAA